CGCTTTTATGATCGGGGCGAGGCGCACAGAGAGCTGGCCCTGACGCGGCCGGAGCTCTGGGCCGAGCGTGTCGCCTACATGCTGACGAACACGCAGTACGGCTGGTGCAGCCTGGACGGGGGCGGCAACGAACGCATCGACTGGCGCGTCGAGAACCTGGCGCAAGACCCGTATGTCGTCGTCAGCGGCTACAACGAGGTCAATCTTGAGTGGGGGCTGTACGAGGGGCGCGTGGTGGACGCGGACTTCTACCGCGAGTGGGCGGAACGCGAGCTGGCCTTTTTCAAGGCGCTGGATAACCTCCTGCCTGACCGTAAGTGCCTGTGGGCGTCGTCGGCACCCGCCTACGGCCACGATGCGTTCCCGGACGACCCGGATAGCGAGTGGCCGGTGCTGGCCGCGTCGGGCCTCCTGGATTACGTCGACCTGGTGCAGCTGCATGTCTACGCCATCAAGGATAGCGACCCCGAGAGCGGCCCGAACGGCGCGAACGCTTACTGGCACGCCCTTAGGCCGTGGCGGAGCGCCGGGTACGACACGAAGCGGCAGGGCACGAACCGCCCGGCGGACCGGGGCGGCGTGATTACGCAGCTCGGTGACCGTTACCGCTACTTTGTGAGCGAGTGGAATACCTTCTCTTGCTCCGACGGCGCGCACACAGCGGACACCATCGCTGACCATCGCGCCATGCTCAGCGCGTTCGCCTCAACGCCGGCCATCGTCGCGGCGACGTCGTTTATCTGGCTCGCGGGCGGCGAGCATAACGCGAACGTGATCGCGCTCAACGAGCCGCTCCGAACGTGGCACGAACACAACAGGGCGACCAGCGCGGCGGACTGGCCGAAAGCGCGGTGGAATTGGAAGGGGGGCGACGTGTACCCACAACCTGACGACCTGGTGGTCGGCGCGGGCATTCTCGCGGCCATGCAGGACAGGCGCGATTACCCGGCGAGCAGCGAGCTTTACTTGAGCGTGCCGGGCCAGCAGGTCAGCCTCGCCGTCGGCACCTCGGGACGTATGTACCTTTGCACCGAGCGGAACGGCTGGCAAGTCACCGTGTACGAGCCGCGGTAACGATGAATGGGCAGTGGCGGCGGCGGCATTCCCGACCCGACGGCGCTCGTCAACCTGTTCCAGCGCCCCGACCTCATCGGCGTCTTTGCGCTGTTCCTGGTGGCGCTGCTTCGTGGCTGGCTGGTGTTGGGGCGCGAGTACGAATATCTGAAGCAGGAACTCGCCGAGCGCACGAAAGAGCGTGATGTGTGGATGCAGGCGGCGCTCCACTCAACGCAGCTAGGCGAACAGGCGACGACACTCGCGGAGCGGCGCGGGCCGAGTTACGGGCCGCCGCAGGGGTACGGGCAGGGCGGGATGCCGCCGCAGGGTCATGGGCCGCAGGGGAGCGGGCCGCCGCGATACGCATCACCTGGCAATTCATCGCCGCAGACACCGCCGACATATCCACCGCAAGGCGTTCCGCCCGTCGAGCAGGCGCCGTCATGAGCTGGAGAGAGCGTATCCTGATGCTGTTCATCCCGTGGCGCAAAGCGCCGCCTGTCCCCCCAGGCAACACGGCCGAGGCGTTGAATGATGTGCGTCGGCGGCAGGCCGACATCGAGCGGCGGCTGGTGATGCTTCAAGCTGAGGTGGATAACCGCCGTAGCCGGGGGGATAGTGGATAGCACCGCGCAATTGTGGGAGGTGCTGTGGTTCGCGGGTAGCGTCGCAGCGTTTGCGATCCTGCTGTACAACCTCATCCAGAATCGCAAGGACTGGCGCGCGGCGATGACGAAGGGGACGGGCCTTCAGCGGACATTGGCACGCGGGGCGCTGACAGCGCAGTGGGTGAGATTGGGCGGCATCGTGCCGTCCCTCGTGTTCAGCTTCCGCGCCGTCCTGGTGCCAAGCGCAGACCCGGACCACATCATGACGTTCAACGAGCTGACGTTTGTCCTGACGCTCCTGGGCCTGCTCCTGACGGTGACGCTCAGTGGCTACATGGAAAGCTGGACGCGGGTATTCCTCAACGTCCAGCAGGAGGGCGATGATGGATAACGTAGACTTTGGGCCTGTGCTGCTGAAGGTGGCGACCATCAGCGCCGCGGCCTCGCCGTTCGTGAAGGTGGCGGTCGACCTCATCCGCACCGCCTTTGACATGCCAAAGTGGGGCGCGCCTGTCGCGGCGTTCGTGCTGTCGCTCGTGGTCGTGTTCGCCCTCTACATCGCGCTCGGCATCAAGGTGACGTCACCCGTCGCGGCGACGTGCGTGCTTGGCTCGCTGGCGACGACGGGGCTATCCATCGGCATGACCGAGGTGCAGCGCCGGGCGGACGGCAAGAATGGATGAGGGCGCGCTGTTCCTGAACCTCGAGACGATGACCGTCGAGGACTATGCGCTGTACCGCACGTTCATGCACAGCGGCGACTATCACAGCGCCGTCGAGGTGCTGGACCGCTACGCGGGCGGCCAGCTGCTCAAACGGCACTGGCTGAACTACGACGAAGCGATTGAGCAAGCCGAGGCGCACTTTGCGATGGGCCGGCGCGTGCGGGATGAGGCGAAGGCGGCGTGCGCTGAGGCGAACACGGCCGGCGTGGCGTGGATGGGCATGGTGAGCAGGCCGAAGGCGACGTGGGAGAGCTGAAGGGTGGCACTCAGCAATAAGCAGCGGGTATTCGTGGAAGAGTACTTGAAGGACTGGAATGCGACACAAGCCGCGCTCCGGGCCGGGTACTCTGCGAAAACTGCTTACTCGATTGGGCAAGAAAACCTGAAGAAACCTGAGGTCAATACTGCCATTCAAGCCCGCATCACAGAAAAGGTTATGTCTGCTGACGAGGTGCTACTCAGGCTCGCTGACCAGGCGCGCGGCTCAATGGAAGACTTCCTGACGGCCGGCGAGATCGACTTGCTCAAGGCAGAGCAAAACGGCAAGCTCCACCTGGTGAAACGTGTCAGTGTGACCGACAAAGGCACAGTGACGCTCGAGCTACATGATGCGCAGGCGGCGCTGGTTCACATCGGGCGGCATCACGGGCTGTTCGTGGATAAGCAAGAGATTAGCGGCTCGCTAGGGGTGACGATTGACGATTACACTGCTGCCAAACGACGCGCTGAACAAGACGCGCATACTGGATGAGCTGGTCAAGTGCGACGCCGACCTGGTCTATTTTGTGGCGACCTACTGCCACATCTACAATGCGACGGAGCGCGCATGGATGCCCTTCAGGCTGTGGGACGCGCAGCGCAACACGCTGACCACGATCCATGGCCAGGCTCTGACAGTTGTGCTCAAGGCGCGCCAGCTCGGGCTATCGTGGTTGGTGCTGTGCTATGCGCTATGGCTGATGCTCTTCCGCCCGGCCGCGACCGTGCTGCTGTTTTCGAAGCGCGACGAAGAGGCGATAGAGTTGTTGGATGTGCGGCTCAAGGGTATCTACGAGCGTCTGCCGTCGTGGATGCAATGCCGGGCAGTGCGTGCCAGCGACAAGCACAACTGGCAGCTCTCCAACGGCAGCCGGGCACAGGCATTCCCGACCACAGGCGGCCGCAGCTACACCGGGACGCTGGCGATTGTGGATGAGGCCGATTTTGTGTCGGACCTGGACGAGCTGCTCAACGCGGTCAAGCCGACGATTGATGCCGGAGGGCAGATGGTGATGGTGTCGAGCGTAGACAAGAGCCAGCCGCGCAGTGCCTTCAAGCGTATCTACGAAGGCGCGGGGCAAACCGATTGGCGCGCGCTGTTCCTGCCATGGTCCGCGCGTCCTGGCCGCGACTCGGCATGGTACGAAGGCATCAAAGCCGACATCATGATCCGCACCGGCGCGCTCGACGATCTTTGGCAAGAGTATCCGTCGACGCCAGAAGAGGCGCTGGCGCCTCGTACACTCGACAAGCGCATCCCCGCGATATGGCTGCTTCAGTGCTATCAGAAACAAGAGGCTCTCTCGCTGGACAGCCTGCCCGACGCGCCGTCGATCCCCGGCCTGGCCGTCTACGCGCCGCCCATCCAGGGACGTCGCTACGTGATCGGCGCGGATCCGGCGGAGGGCAACCCGACGAGCGACGACAGTGCGCTCACGGTGCTGGATGCGGCAAGCGGTGAAGAGGCGGCGAGCCTGGCGGGGAAGTTCC